ATCTAAACCTCCATGGATGGAGTAACCGCCCCCCGAAGGGGGCGATACCCGATTAGCCGCGGTCCTGTTCGACCCGCATATAGTCAACCAACACATTCCGAACAGACGCGCTGCGATTGGCAACAAAGATGATCGGACACAAGGGTGTGGTGACGGTGACAGCAGCGGCCACTGCCGCTCCGATTGCCACGCCATCAATAAAGCCTCGGACAGCACCAGCGGCACTGACCTCAACTCGCACCGTGTAGTATGTGGTGGCCGACGGTGCCGCGCCGGAATAAGCGGGAGTGGTGTCGGTGTTGGCTTTAACCCCACCATGGAACCATTGATCCGTGGATCCGTCGGTATCGAAGCCCACACCACAAGCATTTGCGGCGTCAGAGTCGATGTCACCAGCCACCAGGAAAATTGGCGCCTCAATCGTGGAGGGCAAAACATCCGTAAAGCCAACGAACAGCATTACGGCGGTGATGGTGTCGATTTGCAGACGGGCCTCCATAACGAGACCGCCAGCGTTGGCTTGCCAGTTCAGCGCGCCAAGGCCGAGGCTTGAGCCGTTGGCTGTGATGGCACCGTCATCGCTGGCTGTTTTAATTTCAGCGCGGCCATTCTCTCCGATGGAGAGGGCGACGGCATTGCCCGTTCCAGAGCCCACGCCAGCAAGCAGTTCGTCGCTGAGTAGATCACCGAAAAAGTCATCAAACCAAATGGCCTTTGCGGTCGGATCGGTACCTGATGGATTCCGTGAGCCGCCTACCAGGGCTGCCGGATCGCAAATCCATAGTGTGGCGGAAATGCAGATGAACACGGCGTAGGAGCCAGCCTTCACTTTGACTGCGGCATCCTCGGCCTCGTCGTTGATGTTGTCATTGCCGCCATTTACCGGATAAACAAACAGCGGCGAAGTCCGCACCGTGTTCACGATACGAATGATGGTGCCCGCAGCGGCGGCTGGAAGGGCTACGCCCTTGGTGCCATCAGCCGCGGTGGCGTAATAGGTGCCATCCTCGGTGATAGCGGTGGCGTCCGAGGCACTGGAACCGGCTGCGGCGATTGTTGCCGTATTCAACTGGCGCAGTTCGCCAAGGTCCAGGTCGGGATCGCCAAGAGCAACCCAATCGGCTGTGGTCAGAGCGGTGGCCCGATACCAAGCGAGATTTGTGCTGTCGAAGCACCAATCACCAATAGCTTCCGGCGTCACGTTGCCAACAGGCGAACCGGCATACGTTTGATAGGGCTCTCCGACGGCCATGCGCCGAAGAAGTGTTTCCAGGGCATAGCTGTCTCCACGGGCAGCTTGGCCAGCAATTTGCTTTGCGATTGTCGGGGTAATTACACTGATGGTCATAACCGTTCTCCTAATTGCTCCCAGCAGGGAAAGGGTGGCGGGATGGAGAGAAGAAGGAAGTCAAACTCCCCTCCATCCGCGCCGTGTGGGGTCCAGTGGCCCAAACCCCAACTCGATTACCAGACCGCTTCGGCCTGGGTGCTTCCAGCAACGCGAACAGGCTGGCTTTCACCCGGCCCGTTGCGCACGGCGAGGAAACCAAACAACTTGCCGTTCTCACTCACGGTCGAACCGACCGTGAAGCCTTTGGCGTAGTTGTTGGCTGCATCACCGCTGTAGCTTTGGATGCCGGTGGCATCCGTGGTGGTCGCGGCGACTTCGGTGTCAATGTCGATACCGTCCTCGTTTTGGAGGGCAACCGTGGCAAGGTTGCCAGACCCGGCGACCTCCACATTTTCCGAACCAAACGCGCCATTCTCGTCGTCGGCACCCATAATGAACCAACCAGCGGCATCGCCACCGGCCCAGGTACCGCTATCGAGGATGACTTCACGGAGAACACCCGTGGTGCTGGTGTTGGTCAGGCCGGTGATGGTCTGACCCTTTTTGATTTCAGTTGTTCCTCCTGATGTGAAAACGATCACATGACCCAGGAAGTTTTCCCAGATGTCATCGCCGTCAGTCAGATTGACCAACCGAACCCAGTCAGGAATCCAGCCGAGTTCGCAGTTGATGGCGGCTCCTGTCCCGTGGATAAATCCTGCACGGATCATAATTTTAGTCCTCAGTTGCGGGGGGCCCGGAGTACCGGACTCGCCCCCGCGTTTCAGTCAAATTCGCTTAGAGGTCTGTGACAGCGACTTCCAAACGAGCCATCCAAGTTTCGTTCAAACGCACACAAGTGAAGTACGTTTTCCACGAAACGTAGCCGCGCTGGGCCATCGGATCGGAGTGCGAAGGCTTGCGGTTGACCACCATGGGGGTGATCGCTTGGGCGCCCTTCAAGGGAACCAACCCGTATGCTTCGCGCGCGAAGTAGAGGATGGGGTAGACATCGGCGGAAGTGCCGGAAGTCGTCACCATCGTGGAAGTGGTCGCGCCACCATCCGCCCAAGCCGAAAGGTGCCGCGATAAAACGTAGCGACATTCTTCGACAGAGCCGATTTCTTCGGCGCACAACATTGTCCGCGAACCGTATTTGGCGCACGGAATGAATCCAGGCAGTTGCCTGATGTCACTTTCGCAATCGGTATGAGCGACGGCGATGTAACCGGCCTCGATGCCCTGCGTCCCGTAATTCGGGGACGAGGAAAGCATTTTGGTGATTTTGAGTGCGCCCTGGTTTTTCAGAGAGCGTGTCACCGCGCGCTGCTTGTTCAGCGAGACTACAGTGTTGACCGAGGTTCGTGCGGTGCCGTTGGCATAGAAAACGGTGGTACCCGCTTTCACTACGCCATATGTCACCATTTCCACGGTGAGGGCGGCCTGTTCGCCAGCAAGTTCGCTGGCATCGCGCAGAACCGGATCCTCAGATAAGTCCATCACCACATCGGTGATTTCGATAGGACGACCGTACTGCTGCATGGTCGCTTGAACGTCCTCGTACAGCATTTTTTGGGCTGTGGGAGTGACGCCTTCTTGCAGTGGCACGGTCGCGGCGGAGAAAGGAATTGGGCGCCGGAACTTGACCGTATTGGCCTTGTTCCGAGGCATTTCCTTCATCGCCCCAAATTTCCCGAGAACAATCGTCGGGATCGCGTGGCGCAGCATCGTAGTGGCCGCCCAAGCGGCTGTACGCTGGCTGATGTCGCCATATGTGGTTGTACCGTCAACCATTATCTTTTTTCCTTCAAAAGGAGCGTCGGCGCATCACTGCGCTGACTCTCGGTTATCGATTACGGGCTTCGGCGGCCATTTCCTTTTCAGCTTTTTTCGCGTGGAACGCGAAGGCTTGCTCAAAATCGTTTCCTGGCCCAGACGAGGCCCCGGCTCCACCACCATCTACTGCGGGTGCGGAATCCAATCGCGCTTGTCTGTTTTTTGAAAGCCCAGGCTTACCTTTGTGGGCGTCGGTATACACAGGAGAATCTTTGTACTGCTGAACAAGGCCGACGACTTCAACGCCATCGACTATGTTCTCCCCGTTTTTGAGAGCAGCATTGCGCACATATGGAGGTGCGCCTTCCAGCCAATCGAAAAATTCCCTCGATTCGCGGACTTCCTCGTAATCTGGGTGCTGTTCAAGCACGATGCCGTATTGGGCCTCCAGATACGCTTCGCTCCGATCACCGGAAATTCCGTTGAGTTCGGTGCGAACGGCGTCAAGCTGAGATTGAGTAGCCAGAAGGGCGGCCTTCATTGGGGCGGCCACATCCTCGTATTCTTCCTCAAAACCCTTCCATTCGTCGGATTCAAGGAAAGCACTCGGCTTGGCGTCGGGGTCAGTGGCAGCGGCCGGGTTTTGGGCGGCTGCCTCAAGGGTATCAATTTTCCGCTGGTATGCGGCTATTCGTCCACGGTCAGATTTTTGATTCTGTGTGGCGGCGTCGGCTGTACCTTTTAAGGCATCCCGAGCGGCCATTTGTTCCGGTGAAGCACCATCCCAAATATTTTTGCCGTCTACACCGGCATCAGCAGCGGGTGTAGTTTTTCCCTCGGAGGTTGGCGCCTTGCCCGAATATGCCTCGGCGGTCGGTTCCGGCTCCCCCTCGCCCACCGCATCACCCTCACCGGCCTCATTATTTGAGGCGGATGCTTCTGCGGTAGGTTCAGAATCGTCATTGCTCGACGGCTTATCAGCGAATTCGTCAAAGGCTTTTAAGAATTCGTCGCCAGGACCATCAGTGGCCGCTTCCCCATCGACGGAGGAAGCGGCTTCTGTTGGCTCTGCGTTCTCGTTCTTTTCGGCCATAGCTGGCGGCCTCCTTCTTGGGATTACCGGCGCATCACTGCGCGGGCGGGCAGCGGCCCTTACGGGCGGCTAAATTCCTGGCGGATCTTGGAAACCATACCCTCCCTCCCCTTCAATTATGATGGGGGGCGTGGTGGTGGTCCCTGGCTCCACAAACTCGATCAACTCTCTCAAGGCGGCGTACTTACCCCTCTGGGTGTCAGCATCGCGCTCAGATAACCTGGGTGTCATAGCCCGTGTTTGAGCATCTGTCATCTTACCTTCGATAAATTCTTTGATTTCGCGCCACTCTCCTGAGTCCTTCTGAACGGTCACGACAGGTACCCCCCGGAGCCCTTGGCGTCGGGGGGTTTATCTTTCTCAACAGCGACCTCAGCCGCGAAAATCCGTTCCTTGGACCCAGTATTGATGTCCGCAAGGTCCAGCTTGTTCTTCAGTTCGTCCAGCTTCATGTTGTGCTTGGTGGCCAAGGTTATCATGGCTGTCTGGTGATTCATGCTGGCCACCTGGGTGTCGGCATCAGCCTTGATCTGGGTTGTTTTCAGTTGGACCTCAGCCTTGATCTGCTCTGGATCAGGAGGAGTGTTTTCTGCCGTGGCCTTCATATCTTCGGTGTGTTGATCGACCGTCTTGATGATTTCATCCGGGGAAAGCTGGTTGGCCTTAATCAAGCGTTCGTACAGTTCTCGCTCTTTTGTCCAAGCGCCAAACACGGGATGTCCAGCGAATGTGGTAGCGATGGTCATTAGATTCTGGGCCTGGATGTCGCGCACAAGCAGCACGGAGGAGCCCCTGGCGTCGATGGTCATATCGCCCTTGATGTCCTGGCGCTTGTTGAACTGCATATTCCAATCGTAGAAACGCCGCACCGTCGGCGTGATCATTTGATCGTCCCAGTTTTTGACCACGCGCCGGAACACCACGTTAGCGGCGTTCATCAACATGGCCATACCCTGGAATGTCTGGGTGACGTTTGCGCCCGACTCCCCCTCGGCAATGAGGGGCATTGAGGCTTCCTCGTCCGCGAAACCGTCCGCAAACGTGATGATGTTCGCCAGTTCGTTCTGGCGAGATTCAACGTGGAACATTTCAAACGGCCTGGGCACCCCGGGGCCGGTCATGGCCTGGGGGGTCCGGTACCACAGCTTCCGTGGTTGGAGTTCCCAAACACCGTTCACGGGCTCGATGCCCTTCTGGTCGATGACAATTTGCGGACCAGACGACAGGCCGCCGTTGTCCATCATCATGCGCCATGCACCGTTGATAGCGGCTTGGCTGTCCCGCATCAGCGAGGGAACGCCGCGGCCAAAGATGTGTGCCGGGTCTCGTTCAAAGTTTGCAACGGAGTACAGGCTTTCGCCGCTTTCCAACGGGTGCAGCCCGAAAGAAAGAACTTCGTCGTTGCAAAACCAAATGATGAATTGGGTGTCGTCTAGCGGATCGACCTTGATGGCTTCTGCCATGCTCTCCTGCTTCTCCATAGGGAGGGAGGCCAGCATCAAATCTCGGACTTGGTTTTCTTCCAGGGGGCCGTGGTATTCCCAGACGATATAGCGATCTTCCAGGGCACCATCGCCGCTGCCGGTAATCTCACGGAGGTCGGCCACGAAGTCGGGCATCTTGTCCCGAGGGCCAGTCTCCAACAAACGCCTGATGGCGTTGGAATTAAAGCCACCGACCTTGGCCAGTTTTTTAAGGCCCTTTCTGGCCATCAGATGGCGCTGGTAGGTGAATTCTGCTTCCTCGATTGTTCGTGCCGACATATCGGGAAAAAATGCCCACGGATCGACGCGCATGCTCTGGGGGCGCGGATCGTCGTGGTGGGTTAGTTGGAACACCCCGGCGCTATCGGCACCTTCCTCCCAGGACCGGCGCACCTTGTTCTTGGTAACGGGGCCTTTCTTGATGCCGGTGCCAACCGTCACAAGATCGTGAATGGAGAGCCTGGACTGTTCTGCATCCAAGCACTCTCGAAACTGATCATCAATCTCAGTCTGCATAGCCTCGGAGCGTTTCCGCGCTTCTGCTATTTCGGCCCTCTGTTTGGAGAGGTCGTTGGCGAGGGCCTGGGCGTCGGTGGCAATGGCAAGGCCCTGCTCCTCGTTGCCCCCCTGGACGGCAGCGTTGGCTTGTAGGGTCATCTGGGCAATCTGATCAACTGAGACCTGGGCCTCTTTGACCAATCTGGGGACGGGGGTAGGGAGGATGCCCCAGTTGCGATCATCGGTGGGGTACAGGAGGTCCGACAGTCGGGCCTCCCATGTATTCGTTTTTGCGCGAGTCTTACCTACGAACAGGCGGGATTTTTTGTTGTCCTTGAGGCTCTGCTCTGTGGTCTGATCGTACCGGCCGTAGAACTGGCGGGTGTCCTCTTTCCAGCGGTCGTCGATCTGACCTTTCTTTGAGACCTGATCATCAGCCTGGATAGAAAGGGCGGTGACGACGTTCTGGGCCGCGTCAAGTATTTTGCGCTCGGCCTCGTCGTCAGGTACGGGGGGCTCGTATTCTTCGACCCTTGCGGTGCTGTAGGTACCGGCCATCAATAGTTCACTCGCTGGTCAGCGGCACTTTCGCCGGTAAAGATACGCTTACCCGAAGGCTTTGTGCAAGCCACATCCAAACCCGACATCAAAAGGTATCTCGTCGCGTCCATGTAGTGATCAAATTCTTTTACGACTTGGCCCTTCTCGTCGCGGTGGTAACTGCGCTGTTCATCGAACCACTGCTGCATGGTCGTGAACACTTTCAAACGCCCGGTGGATAGGCGTTCCCAGAACATATAGAGGCCAGCCTCGACAGCATTTTTGGCTGGCGTGATCTGCAAACCGAGGTCGAGGTACAGCCGCATCAACTGCTGGCCGTCCTTCTGACTGCGGGCTCTGGCGGCTGGATCAATTACCCCGGGGATCCACTCCCCTCTGGCTCGGATGGCCTGGGCGTGGATGGAAGCCTCTGCTTGGCCACGGTAATGCCCGGTGTAGAGGTACACCGTGTCGTCGGCTTGATCCCAGCCCCCCCACACCACGGCGGTACGGTTCCAGCCTACGTCCATCCCGTAGGCCCGGGGCCAGTGTTGGGGTATCTCAAACGGCTTTATAGAAAATTCTATGGGGTCTACGGGGAGGATAGCCCCGGCCCCCATAGAGGGTTCCCCCTTGCTACGCGCGGCCCGTAGGTGGGGCGGCGTCGAGGCTAGGAGTTCTTTTTTGGCCTTCTCGGTCAGGTGGGGAACGTCACTCCACCCGGCTTGGATTAGATATTTGGAATCTGAAATTCTAGGCATCGCGCCCCGGCTCCCATGAGTTCACAATCAGATTATCTCCCTTGCTGACCGTACAAGTAGAGCCTGGGGCAACGACGATGCGGCCCATCCCAGGCACATTCCTCAAGACCGATTCCGCGTAAGTTACCAAGACCAACGCCGCGCCGTTGTCGTGGCCAAAAACTTCAACAATGTCGTTTGCCGGGGAAATAAAGCGGAGGATCATCGTGTAATCCTTGGCGTCCACACTGGCCAGCATGATTTCCCGGGTGCTGCACGGAGATTCTTGAGCGGAAGCAAATCCCGCCACCAAGCTAACAATGACGAGGACGGCGACAGCGACAGCGATCAGTATTGCGCGTCTACGCATGGGCTCTCTCCCAGTTACGCCACTGTTTTTAGCGCCTCTCTCGGATCCGTTGGCAACGTCCGAAGGATTTCCGCGATTTCCTTCGTGATGCCAGCGATTGGCATATAGTCAAGTTCCCGGCCTATTAAAAGCGGCCCCTGGCCCGGACCGGGCAACTGGGTCACGATCTGAATATACTCAGCATCGGGCCCCGGGTTCTGAATCACGATGTGCATACGGTTCAAATGGTTGGACCGATGCACCATGGTGAACACGGGGACCACACGGTCCCCGCTCCACATAAACGGTTCATCTGGCGCTTCCTGGGAATGAAACTCCCCAATGGTGCGCCCTTTCTGGCCACTCACAATTCTTTTCCTTCCTATTTTCAGATGATCAGGGTGTTCTCGAAACTCCTGACCACTTCGGATTGTCCCAGGAGTGGTGTAAATGTCAACATCAAGATACCATCCGTGGTGCCAGTTCTGATCAGCATTTCGCCGTAAATGTCCATCGGCGGTTCTTCGTCGCCCCAAATAACGTGGCGGGCTGTGCCCTCAAAGGCGTCCCGGCCCTGCTGATAGGCCTTGATCCCCAGGTGAGAATATTCCCCGCTCACATGGAGAATCGGGATTTGGTCAACGAGATCCTGCACCCCAGCCTTCCACGACGGGTTGCCGATGACCCTGGTAAAC